TTTCTACTAACAGTGCAGGAATTTCTCTGGTATATTATGATGGTACAGAGGGGTGGAGGTTGAAATATAACGATTAATGGCTAACTTACAGGATATAACAAATAGAAGTGAAGTAGGGGCTATTAAGCCTTGGACTAAAGCAACTGCGCCTAACGGGTATTTATTATGTGATGGGGCGGCTGTTTCAAGAACAACATATGCAGATTTATTTGCTATAATTTCTACTACTTATGGTGTTGGAGATGGCGCTTCAACTTTTAATGTACCTAACCTTGAAGGTAAAATGCCACAAGGTTATGACGGTAGTACT